ACTCCCGCCGCCACCGCCACCGCCGACTTCAGCGTTATGGGAGTCGCCGCCATTTTTTCCGTAAGCCGTCGTATAGACCGCCGAGTTACCATCACCAACTGAACCTGCACCGCCGCCTACTGAAAGTTGATTCACGCCGTTTGAACTTTGAGTGAAAGAAAAGTTTCCGCCTACAGTCCGACCAAATGGAGAAGTCGCGGCGATAATCGTATTTCCTGCCGTGTGTAAAGTTCCATAATTTGCAACCGCACCACCCGCGCCGATAGTGATTGTTTGATTAGATGATAAATAGATAGAACCAATTTCGAGACAACCCGACCCGCCGCCGCCGCCCCCGTAAGTCCAAGAATTTGCGCCACCACCGCCGCCTACAGCCAAGTAATCAAAAAACCCTGCCTTGGTAATTGTCAAAGTACCTGTCGAGTTAAAAGTCAAATACTGATAATTGACGCCGCCAATTGTTACCGCTGTAGGCGAACCGATACCGCCCGTAGCCGTACCGTAGGCGCTGCCGCCCCCTAAATTAAAAAAAGTAAAAGTTGACGCCGACAAAGCAAGTAAATAGCCGCCCCCATATTGCGCCAAACTTAATGAACCGCTTGTGTTAATAGTTACGCCCACCCCGGCTGTTACAACGGTTGCGCCTGCACCTTTGTTAGCGATTTGAATAACATCGCCAACCGTAAAAATCGAGTTGTTAACCGTGATAGTTGTAGCGCTTGCGCTATTCATAATCGTGCGCTTAGTCTCATCGCCAGCGACCAGCGTGTACGACGCAGTTTTATCTGATATCGGTAAATTTTGTATGTCGTTAAGTTGCGTGGCCGTCAAAACCTGACCAGCAACAAACGGAAACGGTGTTGTCATATTTGCCTACTTTACCCTAGAGCGTTGTCCGCGTTGATGATACCAAACGACAAGTCATCAAGTATCAGCTCATAAACAATGACCGTTGGCGACGTGTAATAAGTAACGCTATGCCCGGTATTGACGCTGATCGTATGCTCAATGCCCTCAACTGCCAATTCTTGTGCAAGTTCTGTTGTTGTCACGCCTGACGTAAAAGTCTTTTCAATGGTAATTGTGTCGCCTACGTCAATCACCGCCACCGTGTCACGTTGCGCGCTAGTCAACAAAGCAAACGACGTGGCCAAAGACGTGTACCGTGCCTCAGGTTCAGGGTCAAGCAAATAGACCGCCAAGTCAAGCGCCGCGTCGTCGTTGTGCAAAAGGCTATTAGTGATGCTGTAAGTCTGCACAAAGTATTTTGTTTGACTGCCAGCGTCGTCAGCAACTTGCGGATTGTTACTGCCAAGTATTTGTACGACTGCACGGTTAGTTACTTGATCGGCTTCAAAGGTTATGCCGACGCCGTTGTACGGAATGTTCGTGCCGTCGTCATGAAAGTCTGCTACCGACGGTGTGAGCGTTGTGCCTAGTCGAGCGTCAAACACTAGATCGCCGTCACGCGACATAAACAGCCGACCCTGCTCAGCCTCGTTTACGTCAGATAAATAGCCAAGCACGTTTGTGCCCTGCTCAACCGTGAACGCCGCTGAACCGCCAAGCGTCTGTGTACCTGTAGCAATGTCGCGCGTCAACGCTGGAAACGCAACCTCAGGCCGATCAAGTACCGCCGTGACTCGAGCGCTAGACAACTGCTCGCTGACGTTAAATTCGTCTAAAAATGTTTGCGCTAATAAATAGAAATCGTCTGCACAAAACACGGTCACGGTGTCAAGACCGCCCAACGCAAAGTTGTAGTCATAATTTACGATTACGCCGACAAACAAATATTCTTTGACGTTCAGCGAACTGTAACGCGACAAGCGCACTCGACGCATAGGTGCAAGACCCGGTTGCGCTTGCGGTGTGTCGTAGTACGGCGACTGCGTATCAAACGGGTTAAAAATACCTGCCGTGTCAAGCATCGTAAACGACATAGTGCCAGCACTAAATTGGTCGCCCTGATCGCGTCGCCCACGCTTAACCGTGATGCTGTTCACGCCGTCAAGCACACTCGCATAATCTGTTGTACCGTCAAGCACATATTCGGTGTTGTCAAGTACGCCAGCGGTTGCGTCATCAAGTAAAAATGCGTCTTGAATAAACCCTGTGTCAATCTCTAAGTCATAGTTGCCACTAGCAACAACGGCTGTACCAGCCATTACGACGCAATCTGTAAGTCGAGTGGGCCGTTAGTGCGCTGGTAGGCCAACAAACTGTTTAACACGCTTTGCCCAATCTCGGCGCTAGTTGACATACCGCCTGTCACGTTTATTGTTACGCCACCGCTACTACGCGCTGCGATGCGCTCAGCGTTGCCTGACGTTGTTAAAGCGCCTTGTATGGTCACTAGATCGTTCGGGCTACCAATACCGCCACCACCGCCACCTGTACCGCCACCTGCACCGCCGCCACCACCTGAGCCACCGCCACCAATAAGCGTTGGGGGCAAACTAGGCATACTTGGCAAAGCAGGCGTAATACTGCCCGTGCCACCCTCTCGAGCAGCGCCACCGCTAGTCGCACCACCGCCACCGCCACCAATACGACCCAAACTAATCTCAGACAAAAACCCAAGATCGCTGCCGGGTTTAATCATGTTGATGCCTTTAATAATTATGTTGATTGCTTTGATGTAACTGTTAGCCATGTATTCAAACGCGCTGACTACGCCGTTAATAACAGAATTGACAACGTTTCTAAAGCCCTCAAATTTTGTGTACGCAACTGCAAGACCAGTAACAAGCGCAGCAATGCCAAGCGCAATCAACGTAAACGGGTTAGCGGCCATAGCAAAATTAACTGCCAAGATCGCCGTCGCAATGGCGCTGATCGTGCCGGCGATAAACAAAAATGCTTTAGGGTTTTTTTGTGCCCAGTCAGCCATGCTCTGCAAATACGGCAACACTTTTTGCAACACGGGCAACAAACCTGCACCAATGCTTTCTTGTGTTTCAGCCAAACTATTTTTTAATATCTTGAACTGACCTGCAGCGGTGTTTGCAGACTTTGCGGCTGCGCCACCAAAGTTGTCGTTTAATGCCAGCATCACCGTGTCGAGTGACGCACCGTCTTTAATCATGCCTTTCATTTCAGGCGACAACGCTGCAAGACCTTTCATGTTGCCTGCATACGCTTTAGCCAACGCGTCGCTTACCGTTGCAAGATTGTTACCAGTTGCGGCCGAGATATCTTGGGCAAGCGATAACGCGTCGGTAGCCTCGCCAACATTTTTTGTACCGACAAGCAATGCACTAAACGCTGGCCTTAACTCACTATCAGCCGTACCAGTCGCCCTCGACATAGCCGAGATCATGTCCTCAGTCGCCGCAACCGTTGCATCAGTAGCGCCAACAACATTCTGCATCGTGTTAGCCAAAATCGCCTGTTGCTGTTCGTCCTCGGCTGCCGCTTTAGCCGCCAAACCAAGCGCACCAGCAACCGCCGTGATCGCAGCCGCCGCAGGTACAGCCGCTTTGCGAATAGCAAACTGTGCTTTTTCGCCAACAGTCTCTAGTTGCTTAAATTCTTTTATTGCTTTGTCAATGCCTTTGCCGTCAAACTCGCTGACAATAGGTATAGATAGTGCCATGATTAAATCTCGCTTTGCACAACGCGCATAGTTTTAGCAATCATCTTTGTCATCTCAGCCTCAATACCGCGACGCGCTTTATATACAGCCGGGCCAATCAGTCGAGTGCGACCAGCGCTAACAAAACCTAATGCGTTACCTAATCTGTTTGAGTTAGCGCGACCAGCCGTTTCAAAGATTGCTGCCGCTGGGTCTTTCTGCTCAATAAGAATTACGCCTACTGCGTTACGTCGAGTGTCAAAGCGCATACGCACGCCGTTAATTGCTTTGGCTGTTGTAAACGGGAATAGTTTGCGATCACGTTGCACCCAGTTGTAGCGCATACCTGATAGCGGTAATTCTTTGTACACGGCTTTGCCTGCCTGTATTGCTGGCTGTGCGATTGCGGTTGCGTCTGCCTTGAAATCTTTTTGCAGTTGCGGGTCAATTTTACGCAAAGAGTTAATTGTCTGTTTGACCCCGACGATTTCAATAGTTGTTGATGTTGGCATTGCGCTACCTCTTTTGCTTATTTAATAGCGTAATCACCGTGATCAGGTCGCGCGTGTCAAACTCGATTGTCGTAGGCCAATACCCTGTTGCGACTAACAGTTCTGCTAGTTGCCGTCGGTAACTGCCTACGCCGTAAGGTTTGGGTCTGTCTCGTCTATTGCCTCAATAGTCATGTTTGGGTTTTCTTTAACCCAGTCACGATATGTTGCAGGCATTTTTTGGCCGCTAAGTTTTAGCAAGTTGTATGCCCAGCAAACTAGATCGGTGTAGCCGATACCTTTGCCGTCACTAATTTTGCGACCCTCGGTTTTTTCCCATTCGCAGATAACAAACATATTTGTTGTTAACTCGACTGGC